CCACGTTCAATACGTCTAAAAGCACTACTACGGTATTTAACACGTCAACAACAACTACGTTTAATACTACCACTACATTTAATACAACTAGAGCAACAGCAACATCTAGACAAACAAGTAGAGCAACGTCAAGAAATACTACAACAACATATAACACTAATACGACTACGCAAGAGAAAAGAGCTACATCAACAACTAGAAGCACTACTACAACTTGGGCAACTAGTAGAGCAACTACTACTGCGTTTACAACTACAACTACGTTTAACACAACAACAACGTATACTACGTCTACTAGTTATATTACAAATACAGCTTTTAATACTAGCACAACGACAACTACTACGTTTACTACTACTTTTACTACAACTTATCAAACAATTAGATCAACATCGACTAGTAGAAGTACAGTTTTAAGAAGCACAAGTAGAACAACTAGCGAGGCTTTATTAACTCAATATAGCACTATATTAAGAAATACTAGTAGATCTACAACAACAACATATAACACTGTTCAATGTTATGATTTTTATAGAACAAGTGGTAGTAATAGTAAACCTGCTTTTGAGTGTAGTGGATCAACAAGTATTATTGCGTATAGTCCAACAACCTATGGTTTTATGGGTGTTGGTAGTTATGTTTACACAAACAGTGCTTGTTCTAGTCCTTTAGGATCAGCTAACTATGGTATAAACTTTAATAACGGTTTCTCTCCAGATAAAGTTATAACTATAGGTGCGGGTGGATTAATAACAAATACATTTAGTTGTTCAGATAGAAAATATAAGAAAAATATTAAGCTAATAGGTGTATCAGAAAGTGGTATAAATATATACAGTTTTGAATATATAGATGATGTTATGAAAAAAGGTGTTTACCAAGGTGTCATGGCTGATGAAGTTCCTTTAGCATCAATTGAATTTAACAATGATTTATTTGTTGATTATAGTAAAGTTGACGTAGAATTTAAAAGAATATCATGATACAAGAGAATTTAATAACAGAATATTCGGGAACAAGTTTTTCAGTTACGAAAGTAAACGGTGTATCTAGACTTACGTTTTCTAGTGGAGATATTATAGACAACATAAGTGCCTATGGTGAAATATTTATGGGTGATGGTCCTCAAGTTGATCCAGATAATTTTTACTATTTAGGTAGTATTCAACATAAAAGAATATTTGAAGGTATACCAGACTATCCTAATGTGTTAGTGTTAGGGTTAGGTTTAGGTTTATTACCACAATATATAAAAGAAAATAAAAGCTTTGTACAAGTTATCGATGTTATAGATAATAACCAAGAGCTTATTGATTACGTTGATTTTATTGATAATTCAATTAACGTTATAAACGCAGACGCATATACGTATACGCCTGATAAAATGTATGACTTGATTATTGCTGACTTATGGTGGGATAATCAAATTACTGTAGAACAAAGAGATAGTTTAAATGAGCATTATGAGCCACATATTAATAATAATGGTAGGATATATTATCCTATAATGCCTAATTCATATATTAAAATACCGTAGTCATGCCGTTAACTAGTAGATCCACAACAACAATATATAATACGTCGACCATAACTAAAAGAGGTACGACAAAAAACACAACGACTACGTTTAATACGAGTACAACTACTGTATATAATACAATAACTGTGTTTAATACAAGTAGAACTACAACTAGATCTACTACTAGATCTACTACGACAACATGGGCTACATCAAGAAATACAACTGAAAGTAGAAATACAACTGAAAGTAGAAGTACATCAACAACTAGATCTACCACGACATCAAGATCTACTACAACTACTTTTAATACTAGTAAGACTACAACAACTACGTTTAATACTTTTACTCAGTATAGTACTTTAACTACTTTTAGCACTAGTAGAAGTACATTAACAATATATACTACGTATTGGACTACTACATTTAACACGACAACTACGTTTAATACTACTAGGTCCACAGCCACAACTCGAAAAACTGTTATATCTACTAGTAAAAGTACAACAACAACATATAATACCAGTAGAGCAACTGCTACAAGTAGAACTACATCTAAGTTAACCACCAAAAGCACAACTACAACGTGGGCAACGACTAAAACAACCACAACCGTATTTAATACTTTTACGCAATATAGTACTTTAACAACATTTAGTACGTCTAGATCAACTAGTACAAGTAGAGTTACAACTGTTTCTACAACTAGAAGCACGACAACTACGTGGGCAACAACAAGAAGCACGACAACTACTTACAACACCACAAGGTTAACAGCTACAAGTAGAACGACAACATTCCTTACAACTAGAAACACATCTACCAGTAGAACAACGTCTAAGCTAACAACAAAGAGTACGACAACAACATTTAACACTAGTAAAACAACTACTACTGTTTTTGGTACGTTTACCTTTTACAACACGCTAACAACATTTGAAACTAGTAGAAGCACGTCGACTAGTAGAACTACTACAGTATCAACAAGTAGATCAACGACCACTACGTTTAATACGTCTAAGTCAACAACTACTACATTTAATACATCTACAGTAACTATATATAATACCAGTAGAACTACAACTGTTAGCACAAGTAAGTCAACAACTACCACGTTTAATACTAGTACGACTACCACTACAACATTTGGTACATTTACGGTTTATAATACTTTAACTACTTTTAATACTAGTAGATCAACATCAACAAGCAGAACAACAACTGTATCAACAAGTAGGAACACAACAACAACTTGGAACACTAGTAGAACTACTATATTTATAACTAACAGAACAACTGTTGTGTCTACAAGTAGAGATACTACAACGACTTACAATACAAGTAAGTCTACAACTACTGCTTATGAGACACAAAAAGATACGACAACTACGTATACCACGTTTTGGAACACTAGTAGAACAACACAGACAATAACAATAACAAATTGGTTTACCACGGTGACCACAGAGTATAACACTAGTACAATAACAAGTAAAGGTACAACAACAGTATTTAACACGAGTACTGCTACTACAACAACATATGTTACAACGTTTAATACTAGTACTACAACTGTATATAATACACAAACAGATACAACAACTGTTTATACGACATTTTTTAACACTAGTACAATAACGAGTAAAACAACAATAACAGTATTTAATACTAGTACGACAACTACTACGACTTTTAATACTAGCAAAACAACAACAACCACATATAATACAAGCACTAACACAACAACTGTTTATAACACTAGTACTACTACTACGTTTATAACAAACTGGTTTGTAAATCCTACTAAATCACTAGCTAGACATCCAGGTAATACGGTATATATTAGTAGGACTGGTTTATAGGTAGAAAAGTGTAATTATATGTAACTATTATAATACTAACAATTAAATTTAATTATATGGAAATGTTTAATAAAAAGGAGCTAGATAATAGAATAGGTCCTTTAAAAAAAGAAAAAAAGCTATACGAGCTAGAAAACATAGAAGGTTATGTTATTAGAAAGTGTAGTGAATATGGTTTAGAATCAAGCTATGATGTGTTAGCTGAAGAAATGCCATATTTTAAAACTATAGGTTATACAGAGTTTGCAACAAGTTTTTATATGCAACCTTTAAACTTTAAGTTAAGAAACGAACAGTTAGCAGATGCCTGGAATGATGGGTGCACTAAATGTAAAACGCTAGATTATTCTAGTTATTTAGTTGAAAATATACAGAAAAATATTGCTAACAAGTACATGGATAGAAAACAAGATTTTGATAAATATCCACCTAAAGATTACTTAGTAGTTTTACCTGGATCAAACAAGGTAAAAACAAATGTTTGTTTAAACAGGTTAAGACATATTAAAAGAAAACATGGTGATAATATTTATTTTAAACCTCATCCAATAACAACACATCAGATTATTGGTGAACTAAAAGATTTCTTTGGTGAGCAGTGTATATTACCTAGAGATATTGACATGTATTATTACATGCAAAAAGCTAAAACAATTTACACCACGCATATAAGTGAAAGCGCTGTTTATGCTTGTGTTTTAGGTAAAAAAATAGAACCTATTGACGTTTGGAACAATATACAAATGGGTAGTTTTTATACTATAAATAACTATTTATTTGCTCACGTTGGTGATAAGAGAGAATTTATTAACAAGTCTTTTTCAAATTATAAATCAGGTATTATAAATCCTTGGTTAGATGAAGATTGGAGACATAAAGTTGATAGGTATATGGATTACATATCTAGAAAGAGACATTTGTATAAAGACTGGTTTATTGCCGATAATCCTAAAAAGAAGTAAAAACAGTGACAATTGCGTAATAATATAAAATAAGTAATTAAATAGAATAAAATGAGTAAAAGTAAAGATTTAAAAATTTCAAAAAAAGAGCTAGAGAATATACAGAATAAGGTAAAAGCTATTAATTCTCTACAAATGAATATAGGTGGTTTGGAGGTTCAAAAAGCCTCAGCCATACAATTATTAAATGCTAATCAAGCTGAGTTAAATGTAATTCAACAAGAATTACAAAAGAAATACGGTGACGCTACTGTAAACTTAGAAACCGGTATAATTAAGGAGAACAAAGATGGATCACTTAATAAGAAAAATTAGTATTGGTAAAGATTATAAAAACGAAGCTATGCACTACTCTGTAGGCCAAGAGGTCTACGGAGGGCATACTATCGATTGTATAATAGAAGAAAAAGACAAGTATCGTATTTTTATTAAGAAACAAGATGAGATTTTACCTTGGAAAGATTTTAATAAAAATATGGCTATAGCTGTAGAATACAACCTAGAATATTAATGAGAGGTTTATATTACTTTGTTGTTAAACCAATAGGTTCTAGATACAACAATGTTAAAAAAATAGGTGATAAATCGCTTATTACAAATACAGAAAACTTTACACATCAAAACGTTAATAGAAGCGCTATTGTTTTATCTGTGCCATTAGGTATTAAAACTGATGTAAAACCAGGTGATGAAGTAATAGTGCACCATAATGTTTTTAGAAGATGGAAAGATGTTAGAGGTGTAGAGCAAAACAGTAAGAGCTATTTTAAAGAAGATCAATATTTTGTTCAATTAGATCAAATGTATCTTTATAAACAAAATGGTGTTTGGAAATCAATAGATGATTATTGTTTTGTAAAGCCAATTTATTCAAATGATATATTCAGTTTAGATAAAGAAACTCCTTGCGTTGGTGTTTTGAAATATTCTAATAATAGTGATGAACTAAAGCAATTAAAAGTTGGTGATCTTGTAGGTTTTACACCTAGAAGTGAATATGAATTTATAATAAATGGTGAAAGGCTATATAGAGTATTAACTAAAGCAATGACAATTAAATATGAATATCAAGGAAAAGAAGAAGAATATAATCCAAGCTGGGTATAAAGCTGTTGATGAATTAATTAAAGTTGCTAAAGAAAAAATTGTAGAAACAGAAGATGATGTATCTGCTGATAGATTAAAAAATGCTGCAGCAACAAAGAAGCTAGCTATATTTGATGCATTTGAAATATTAAATAAAATACAAGACGAGCAAGACATGCTTGACGGTAATGTAAAAGAAGAAGTTAAGCAAGAGTCTTTTTCTGGTTTTGCTGAAAGAAGATCTAAATAATGTACAAGCAAAATTTATACGAAATTATTAAGCCTATAAAATTAAACACAATTAAAAGGCTTAATAAAAGAAAGGCTTGGGAATATGGCTATAACAAAGAACATGACGTTGTAGTTATTAGCAAAGATGGTACGATTGGCGATGTGTATAGCATACAGAATTTAAAAATAGCTTTGCCAAAAACGCCAAAAGTAGTTAAGAAGTTTGAGCATGACAAATGGCAAGTAACACCGTATCCAAAAGAGCTTAATAGGATAAAAACAATATTTGATTGGCGTGAATATCCGCAAGATTTTAAAAGTAAATATATTGACTATATAGAAGATGAGTTTAGAAAAAGAGAAAATGGTTTCTGGTTTTATAACAAGGGTATTGCTACTTATATTACTGGCACTCATTATATGTACTTGCAGTGGTCCAAAATTGATGTTGGTAACCCAGACTTCAGAGAAGCTAACAGACTCTTCTACATATTCTGGGAAGCTTGTAAAGCAGACAGACGTTGTTACGGAATGTGCTATCTCAAAAACCGTAGATCGGGATTTAGCTTTATGGCCAGTGGAGAAGTGGTTAATTCAGCTACAATTAGTTCCGATGCACGATTCGGCATATTGTCCAAATCTGGGCCCGATGCTAAGAAAATGTTCACAGATAAAGTGGTACCAATATCGGTCAATTACCCGTTCTTTTTTAAACCAATACAGGACGGTATGGATAGACCCAAGACCGAGCTGGCATATAGGGTACCCGCATCAAAGCTCACAAGAAGGAATATCACGAGTACGAGTGAAAGGCCCGAGGAGCTCACGGGACTTGATACCACAATCGATTGGAAAAACACCGGGGACAACTCGTACGATGGAGAAAAACTCAAACTCCTCGTCCATGACGAATCCGGGAAATGGGAAAAACCCAATAATATCCTCAACAACTGGAGGGTCACAAAGACGACATTAAGATTAGGTAGTAAAATTATAGGCAAGTGTATGATGGGGTCAACATCAAACGCTTTGGATAAAGGTGGAAACGAATTTAAAAAACTATATTACGACTCTGATGTTACAAAACGAAACAGAAATGGTCAAACTAGTTCTGGTCTTTATTCTTTGTTTATTCCAATGGAGTGGAATTATGAGGGTTTTATGGATCAATATGGTAGACCTGTTTTTGAAACGCCTGAAGAAGAAATATTAGATCACTATGGTGATTATATAGATATAGGTGTTATAGATCATTGGCAAAACGAAGCAGATGGTTTAAGAAATGATCAAGATGCTTTAAACGAATTTTATAGACAGTTTCCAAGAACTGAAGAACATGCTTTCAGAGATGAAACTAAAAATAGTATATTTAATCTAGTAAAAATATACGAGCAAATAGATGTTAATGAAGGTGGTGTTAATTATACTAAAGGTAATTTTCAATGGGCTAATGGTATAAAAGACACAACTGTTATGTTTTTACCAAATCAACAGGGTAGATTTAACATAGGTTGGGTGCCACCAAGACATTTACAAAACAAGCAAATAGTAAAAAATGGTATAAAATATCCAGGTAACGAGCATATGGGTGCTTTTGGATGTGATAGTTATGATATATCAGGTACTGTTGATGGTAAAGGATCTAAAGGTGCTTTACACGGTTTAACTAAATTTAGTATGGAAGACGCACCTGCTAGTGAGTTTTTCTTAGAGTATATAGCTAGACCTCAAACAGCTGAAATGTTTTTTGAAGATGTTTTAATGGCACTGGTTTTTTATGGCATGCCTTTACTCGCAGAAAACAACAAACCTAGATTATTATATTATTTAAAAAGAAGAGGATATAGAGGTTATTCAATGAATAGACCTGATAAAGTTTGGAATAAATTATCAGTTGCTGAAAGAGAAGTAGGTGGTATGCCAAACTCTAGTGAAGATATTAAACAGGCACACGCTGCCGCAATTGAAATGTATATCAATG